TAATTCGTGATGTGGTCCGTCCGGGAAGTTCTCCCAATAAGCACCAGACGTAAGTTCGACACCAAGTTCATCTGCTGCGGTTTGCATAGCCTCTACGATAGGCCAGAAGTATTCCCAGTCCCAAGAGAGAGGGTAAGGTGCAAGGTCTACAGCATGACCTGTGAGGTGCCTAGAGTTCATCGTTTGGGACTTACCTTGAGCTACCAACTTACGTTGACGGTCAATATTACGGACACCTTCGATAACACTGAAGTCTTGTTCAGTGATCTCAATAGCACGTTTAACTACAGCAACCAAATCAGGGTGTACACCTGAGAGATTCTGCATACTCCGCTGTCCTAAGTAATAAGTCATTTACCCTCCTATGCCAAACATCTGGTCAAGCTTCTCATCAGTGACCCCTTGTTCAGCAGCAATAAGTGCAAGAATGGGACTATCCCTGCGGACCCTTTGACCATCTACCCAAGTAGCTTTAGCTTCGATACGTTTTTCTACAGTAAGTCCTGTAAGGAATGTGTCAAAGGCTGAAGGCCACACACCAGAGGCAGCCTCTTCAGCTACATCTCCAGTGATAATACCTGCTGATACACAAGCCTGTAGGAATTTAGCGCGGGATAGGGATGCGTTGGTGCGTAGTTTTTCAATAGGCACAGGTTTTGGTGTGTATTCACGTTGAGAAACTTCACCTGTTTTAACATCTTTAATAATTTCGATAGCCATTATTTCATCCCATAAATTTTGATTTCGCCTTCATCAAAGGAACCTGAAGAACTCCACGTAAAGCTTAAAGAAGTGGAGGCGTTTGATATAGATATACTCCCTGAATAACTATCACTGCTTGGAAGGGCGGCTTCATGTATTACTGAGGTTAATACACCTGCGCTAATATCAACTTCACCAATACCCCGTATAACCTGTGTGGAGCGACAGCCGTCAGATATGGTTACCCCCTCTAATTCAAGGGCCTCGTCTGTACCTGACGAATTTCCTACGCCATCAACCGTAAATTTCAAGAATTTGTACCCTGTAAGGTCTAACCCGCTAAGTGTTCGCGCTGTCCCTGATGTTGTTGTGAGGGTTCCCAAAAGCGTCAAGCCCCCGGCTTCTGGCGCATTAGCCGCCACTGCCTCCGCAAGCCGCTCACCGCTCACAAGCCCGAAGGTCGTATCTGTGTCGTCCTCAACTTGGGTTTGGGTGAGTTCTGTTAGATTCGCCACCTCAAACTCATTAGTGCTTTGGTTAAGAGTACCAATGTCAATCCAAGCGTCATCAGCCTCAGAACGCATCTTAAGGATGTTATTACTTGTGTCATACCAAAGCATGTTGGCATAGGTAGTTGAGGGTGCAGAAGAACCTGAGGACAAACTTGCTAGTGCCTGTAGAGCATCATTTAAGTCTGACCTAAAGTCTGGTGCAGATTGGTTTGCGATTACGTAGTCGTTTTGACTCATTAGTTATACTCCACGATAGCTTGTAGGCCAGTGATAGAAGGTGTTATGTTGTCGGAAGTAGATTTAAGGATGACCCTAAAGCGGAAAGCCCTACCTGAATACTCACCTGCCCTAAAGAGTTGATAACTGCTCCATGTGGGTGTACCAGCAGGGTCATCATCTGTAGCAGAGATATAAGCCTGCACATTCACATCAGCAAAATCGGCATCACCAGTAAAGTCATCGAACAACCCCGGAAGATCATCAAACAGCCCCGGCAAGTCATCCCACAAGCCACTTGAGTTGTCTTTCCTTACTACAGTAGACTCAATACGACTACGAACCCTGCGGACAGACCCAGTATCAATATAAGTACTGAAGTCATAGGTAGCTTCTGAGGGAGACACTGAAGGGTCAGTAATCTCAAGCGCACTGCTGACAACACTACAATCAGTCTTAGTGCCACTAAAGGTAGGGTCTTCTACTTGAGTGTCTGTGGTGGTGAAGTCTTCTATGTTAGCTTCAGGGACAACCACAGAAGTGTATCCCTCAGAGGCGATACTTGATTTGTCTACAGCCTTGATGTGATATGTCCCCGGTCTAGTAGGAACAGTCACAGCAGACGCAGGGCGAGGGACTTTATCTACAGCAGTTGTAGCATTAGCCCAAGTAGCACCAGTTTCTTCAACAGAGTGCCTGATGCGGTAGTAGCTAAGGTCCAGATCAGCTACAGGTTCCCATTCAAGGTGGATACTAGCACCATTAACTTCAGCAGTAAGCCCAGACACATCAGCAGGAGGTCCAAGGAGACCATCAGCAGAGATACCGAATAAGAACTCCCATTCCCCCTTGACGCCAAAAGTGTTGATAGCTCTAGCCCTAAAGTCATAATCACCTGTCTCTAGGTCAACAACACGGTACAACCCAAGCTCACCACTGCCAACACTTGTGTACTCACTCTCAGAGGATTCCTTAAACTCTACCTCTACACGGTCAATACCTTCAGGTCGCCCAGAGCTTACAGTAACGTCAATAACATTCGTCAGTTTTTCACGCAGGACTTGTGTAGTCGCTGAAGCGCTAAGGCCAACAGAGGGGACTTCAAAGGCAGACAGTAGGGTGGTATTATCACGTTCATAGACTACCCCATCGTCAATCTCGTCAAATACACTCTCACTAATCTCACGAAGAGTCATTTGAACCTGAAGGTCATAATCATCAACAAGCCCAAAGGTCCAACTAGTAACCTCAAACTCTTTCTCAGTCCAACCGAAGCGATCAACTGTCAGTTTGATGATGTCACCAGTTTGTACCTGAAAGGCTTTAAGCCCAAAGGAAGCACTTACAGTAAGTTGCTGACGGTTACGCTCAAGAGCAATCCTAGCAATCCTACGAGCCTCGGCAGCATTGTCCGTAAAGGGTAGCTCAAGGTCTAGGACACTCTCTTGGTTGTTGTCAGCCTCAAGGAAGGCACTGTTGGTTACTTCAGGGTAGTCAGTTACTTGCCAGTTGGATTCTTCACCACGGAAGGTTCCCTTGACAGTATTGAAGTTGTCCCTACGAGAGTGACGTGTCTTAACAGAAATACTACTGCGAAGGTCATCCTCAGTGAAACTAACAGTGGGTGCCACGTAGTAAGCAGGCTTCATACGCCACTCACCTTGAGCATACCACAACAACCCACCCATAGAGGTAAGGATGTCATTCAGAATGTCTACAGGAGCTACTTGAGTAACAAAAACACCATTGCAGGTGTACCTAGTGCTGCTATCTAAAGTGTCAGTCTCATCACAGACATCAGCAGCAGAAGCCACAAGGGTATCATCTATGTTTGCAGTTGCCTCATTAAGACCATAACCCTCAGTGATGTAATCCCTCAAGCAAAGAGCAGGGTTGTCGGACCAAGCTGTAGTATCAGACCTTGGGTCATATACCTTCTTGCCCTTGACTGTAGCTGTAATGTCAGGTACACCATTAGGAAATGCGTTCTGGTCAAACTGAAGTCTAACATACAGATATGCAATGCCACGGAGTCTGTGTTCGTTAGTCCACTTACTAGACTCAGCTACAAGGTCACTATCAGCAGATTGGTCAGGGGTGCCTAAGTGAGCATTGATTCTGACTTTACCACTGTACTTAGGATTGGTGATAATACCAGCTTCAAACTCTCGGCTAGTCACTGTAATGTCTGTAATAAGAGTACCTTCGCTAATCCCCACTGAGTCTACACCAGCAGCAGCAGCTTCTAGGGCGTCTAACTCTTCTTGAGTGATAGTCTCTCCAGCAAGAGGGGTAGCAGCTTCGGGTTTAACACCTGTCAAGGTAGTTGTCCCTAAGATTATATCCTCACCAACAAAATAGTTAAAAGAGATTACATACTTGTAGCCACCAATATCCAGTTTATCATCATTAATGTAGACCTCATCGAAGGACTCTACTTCATGCCCAGCAAAAGCAATGACCCTATGTAGGAACTTGTTGTTAGTCCCTGTAGTCTCATCAAAGACAATGACGCCACCTGTACGCATACGCCCATAGACGATCTGGTGGTCTAGTGCAGAACCTCTTGTAGTGACCTGATACCCACGGTTAGAACCTGCTGTCTTAGGTTTAGGTGTAAGGGCATTAAGGGCAAGGCCAATAGCTGTACGAGCTAAAAAACTAAAGGCTACAGCAGCCCATCCACTAGCAATGGTCGTCCCGAAAGCAGTGATTGCAAAAGCTGAGACACTTCCAGCAGCACTTACGGCAAAGGCGGTAGATAAAGCAGCGACAGCGGCAGTAACAGCCATTATAACACCTTCTGGAATTTAGTTTCTATCTCAACATAACC